ATCATTAGTTGTACAACCGTTTGGCATCTGTTTGATACGCAAAGAACCTTGATGTTTTTGCTGCGAAGCCCTAATCTTCATATGAACATCATCAATGTTACGCATGACATCGCGTGTTTCATATCCTGTAATCATTGCGTCAACTCGCATTGCACATAACTTTTCACTAAGTTCTAGTGAAAGATATACAACATTCATCCCTGCCATTGCCCAATTAACCGCAAGGTTCTGCAAGAACAATGACTTACCTGCACCAGATTGTCCAGCGAAGATTGTTATTTCTCCCCTATTTAATCCACCGAACAATTTGTCATCGACCGACTTCCAACCAGTTGAACATTGTCCTTTATTTTCCCTAAGTGCCTCAAGTCTCGCCTTTGGATCAGCGAAATAATCAAGTCCCAAATCTTTAACCAATGCAATCTGCACGGCTGCCTTAATTGTGGCTTCGACTTCACCATATCTACCCTGATCAAGCATTTCGGGAGATGCTAGAATTGCATCTCTTAGTGCCTTATGTTTACAGAACTTTTCAAACTCTCGCAAGAACCACTTATCATGGACGGCTGCATCAACCTCCATAATTCTAATATCTTTCTTTGTTACAGCCTTAATTTCGTCTAATGAAGGTATAATAGAAAAAGATGTACTATATCCCTCAATAAAGGCTACGGTATCTCTATTCTGTTTATCATCAAAATAGCCCGACTTGATGATGCCTTTACAACGAACAAAGAGATCCTTATTACTCATCATAAAGCTGATGAATAGATCCTCGATATCCTTGCTATAGTCGTTAATTTCGCTGGCGTCGTCTCTGTCGCTCATTCTGTTCAATATCCCATCTTAATTGTATCTTGTCCTTGCCCGAGACAGCAGACGAAATTATAGAATACGTTGTTAGCAATCTTCCATACTTCTCTGCCGCTTTTGCTGCGTCTTTGATATCCATATCCCACTTCGGGAAAGATACAGCCCAATTATTCTCTATAGCCACTTCTACTAGATCCCATCCCTTCTTATCTCTATCAGGGCAAACAATAACCTGTTTCTGCAAACGATTTATAATGTCTATTTTTGATTGACCTATCTCACCCAATATACTTATGCCATCAGTTACCCAGGCATCTAGTACACCTTCTGTAGCGATTGCGTATTTACGCGCCCAACCTTGCTGATGATCCAAGTTATAGACAAAGTCAGGTGGACACTGCTGATAGTATTTGGGGATAGATTTATCAGGTACTTCATAATAGAGTCTAGCTGTAAATCCTACGGTTTTACCCTTATAGTAATAGGGAATGATCAATCGCTGATTCAGATTGTGTTGATGTATGGGTGACCAATAGAATTCGCTAAGATTAAACAACTTTCTGTCTACAGCATAGTTGACTACCTTTAGAAATTCGGGGTCATCTAACCCAGCCTCTAACCATTCATTCATAGATAGAGAATCTTCCGGCAACTCCATCGGTTTCCACTTTTGGAACAAAGCCCTAAATTTGTTCTCTTTATCCTCAATTTTTACTTCTTCATCACCTTCTCGAATACTGTGAATCTGATTTTTCTGTTTGAATATTTCAAACTCAATCTGTTCAATAAACTTTTCATTTATATTGAGCTGACCTAAGAAAAACTTGAATGCCTTAGATAATTCTTTGCCTTCTGTGTATCCAGCAGAAAATCCACAGTTAAAGCAATTCATAGCTATAGACTGTGGATTAAATTGAATTCCGAAACGATTACGAGTATCTTTTCCGTGGCCCTGTGTATGGCAAAGCATACAGTGGCGCTTATGCCAGCCTTTAGGGGCCTGTTTTAACGGGCCTATGTTTTGGAGGATGGCATCTTTAAGGACATCTATAATCATTGCATAACTATAACAGATTCTCTAGTGAAAATCAATTATGTTCGAACAATCAACTTTGCCATGATGCCGGGATCTAACACTTCAGTGCTAGGGAAGTACCTAAACTTCAACCACATAAAGTTTGCAGCAAATGTCCACGCTTGCGTACCTGTGTACCCTGTAAATTGTATATCCTGCGACATACTCGATGGAAAGATCTTAAACCAACGGGTATCGTTAAGATATGGATCTGGTGTCTCTTCTAATGTACCCCAAATTTCAAGTATACCAGTGAAGTGCTCGGTGTAGGTGGAGAATGACTGGACAGACTCTTTATGGTTGAGTACACGACCACCGGGTATTCTACCTGTGTAGAAACAAGGACGTGGATTAACTGTTAATGGCGCAAGAATATCTGGGGTCCAGTCTTTAGGCAATAATGTAACACTTGGTACCGGTGATTTCAGTCCTTGTTCAGTAATTTCAATTTCCATTGCAACATTATCATCATAATCACTATATAATGGCTTCTCAATATAATAGTCTGGTACGTTAACCACAAATTCTTCAGTTCTAATCAATACCATTGTGTAGAGTCCGGCATGAATATCTGTAATGTCACCGCTATCAAGTTCTAACGTAATAATTCCCTTTGCTGGGCCAAGTCTGCATAGTTTCTCTAATACAACTGCTCTATTTTCTGGATCAATAATTCTAACATACACCTGTTGATTACATGCAATATCGACTGGGATTCTATCTGGTCCCAAAACTCTGAATATTAATTTATTGTCCAGACCTTTATGGGCCTTAAGTGGGTTTTTGTTCATTGGTCCGTTATCCTTGCATGAGCAGAAAGTATCTCCCACAGCCAGAAGCTGTCGAACATGATCATAAAGATACAGTTTGTGAAAAGTAATGTCCATTTATACCTGCCTTTTCTATATTTATCACAAACAGCACCAAAAAATATTCCACCCAGACTAAAAGTTCATAAATAAGATGGTATGGTAAACTTAGAAGAAATCAAAGAAAAATTCCCCTTTCTCAGTGGATTACGGGTTCAGACCCATGAATATATTGGCATTATTCAAAATTCCGACGATAAAATTATAAGCTTTTATGATTACGAATCTATTCGCTCTCCTGAAGAAAAGGTTATTTTTCTTGAGCACGGCGAGACATGGTGGTGGGAAAGCAACAGACTGTTGCCTATCAACATTTTCTTACAAGGACAAATGCAGCAATTTCGTTACTGCATGAAGACTGTTGTGAATAAGGACGTAGAAATTATGTTCGGCTCAATTACAAGCCTGAATAACATAATGAAAAAGCGTATTAAGAAGCGTCAAATTCAGCTGATCAGAAGAGCGGATTAATCCTTAGACAGTTTCTCTATCAGTAAATTCAGATTCACAATAATAGCAATTGCGTAAGCAATTCCGTGAGAACGTTTGAACTGGTAGGATTCGGCGCCTACATTTTTAATCCATACTTCTTTTCTAATTGTTTCCCAATCTGCTCCACGCAAATGAGCTTTGCCGGGCCTAATAATAGCAAGTATCATTGCTATATCTTCTGCAGATTTGGGCTTATACTTCTGCAACAAATCACTATGCCCCTTTATATGGAACAACTGGTCTGTTACCTCTTGATATTCAAAGAAGTCCCACGGCGGTTCTTTGTCAATTAGGGCCAATAGATGTTCTTCGTTACGCACATCCTCATATAAATTGACATTCAGGACATCAATCTTAAAGTATCCATAATCGCTTGCAATTCTATGATCCAATGTTGATATATTCGTAGTAGGATCGCGGGGAATATTTTGGAAATAAACACCGGTCGGATGCTTCTCGACTTTATTTTCAGCACGATCAATTCGGCCAAAGACACACTCTAATCCTTCTAGGATTTTATCTCGACCAAAACAATCAATATCTACATCGGTTGTTACTTTTTTCATTTCTCTTTTCTAAATGCTAATTTGAATGCAACAAAGTCTTCGTCATTTTCAAATTTATATTGTGTACTTGGTGCACCAGCACCATAGAAAGAAACTGCATATACATTCGCTTCTCTATCTTGTATCCAATTAACAAGGTCGGTATAGGTTAGGTCCCATTCGAGAATATTAATCGTGTGCATTCTGCATCATCTTCTCAAGAATAGTCTCGTGCCTAAATATTCCAAATACCAGCGTAAATGCGTTAGCGTCCTCTTCAGATTCAAAAGTTAAAATTCCCCTAACCCAGTCATATGTAACATCATTAACTGATCCATTTTCAACAAGCCATTGTCCAACTTCTTTTTGGCGGCTTTTATCTAACTTAAATGATACTGGAAGATTCATAGTCCTGCCTGTTCCAATACTGTTCTAATATAGTCCATATCCTCGTCAGCCTTCTTGAACTTTTTCATCCAAAAGCCGGGCTCAATTATGGAACCTATCATCTTGGCATGATCTTCATTAAATCTAGTCATAAGATTTTCTCCGGTGGATGCTAGATATAAGACCCAGGGACTAATTCTTCCTGTCCTAATAAGGTGTGCGGCCTCATTTGTAGATATGCTAAAGAAGAAATCCTTAAATGGAATATCGTTCTTTGCGCACCAATCAATGATTTCTTCAATGGTTCTTTCTACTGCGCTATTTGCTGGTTCTTTCTTAATAAGATCTTCGACATAAAAGTAATAGACAAAGTCCTTTGTCCAGTCCTTTAATTTAACCTGGTTCATAATAACGTATTCTATATATTTTTCAATATAGATAGGCCGAAGATTCGCAAGGTGATTACCAAACTTAGCAAAATCTATATAATACGGGCTGTTAATAAACTCATCCATCGTCTTTGGATGTTTAGCCTTTGTTGTTATTTCAAAAAACTTCTGAAATGCCCTTAATCCAAACCGAGATCCCGCACTATCCTTGTCCATGTGTCTGCGTTTCTTAACACACATATGGGTAATAAGCGTCTTTTCTCTGTGGAACTTTGTTCCGCAGTATTTGCAGGAATAATTTTGTTCCATTACTTTTTTCGCCAGCAAGAGTTATTTTCCTTTGTCGGCTTTAAATAGTTCCTTAATGGATTTGTCGTCATATCCGTTTTCTTTAAAAAACTGCACCAACTCTTCTTGCGTGTTCAGCTGTAGCAATAGCTCAAGATCCTCATCCTTTATCAGCGGAAAGATTGCAATTACTGCCTCTTCTACGCGGTTCTTCTTAATACCCTTTGGAGGTGCAATCCACGGATGATATTGCTTCTTTCTTGTTCCGCACATTGAAAGTAACTTCCATTGCAGTTCCGGATGCTTAGACAGCGCATTGAAGTTATGGTTTACAAGATCATTGACCATCATTATATGATGTTCAGCGTCGCCTTGCGATGAACTCATAAACCGCATTAGAACCCAAATACCAATCTCTTTCTTATGTTCATCAGATAAATCTCTATAGAAATTCTTATTACAAAAATCCATAGCTGGTAATTCCATGTCGAGTGTTAGAGTGCTAGCTTTTTTCTTAGCCTTTTCCTCTACAACTTCAACGGCATCAGGGTTCATTTCAAAGAACCCTGCTAACCAATCACCTACTTCATTACTCAAAGAGTGCTCCAATATCGATAACATCTGGCAATTTACTTGTTTCTTTCACAAATAATACGCAATTTGGGAAAGGTTTATCCTCGACAGGCACAACAAGTATATTACCATTCTTTAGTTTGGGGAAATACCATTTCACTTCAGCATAGACATTTGTAATGTTTATTTCCTGTGGTCTCGGGACCATATGCCTAAGCGGATTAAAAACCATTGTATGAAATCCACGATCATTAAGACTTGTTAATGGCATCAATTCTAAATCGCTATAGTCTTGATCACAAACAAGTATCGACCAATCTAAAGGCATTTGCACCGTGTATTGTCCAATCTTTAGCACAACTGCCGGTGCGTAAAAGCTTTCTAAGAAGATAAGTGGTATGAAAAAGTAATCCGGATTCTTTGGATCTGAGTAGTCTAATACACAATATCTAATATCCTCGATTTCGTTGGGAATCTTATCTAAGTTGTATGCTTTATTTTCATTTGTTAGTATATTCATCTAAATCCTAGTTGTTTTCTATATTCTTCCCATTCGGCATCTAATTTTTTCATATCCCTATTAGGAAGCGAGTTCCCTACGGGGATTAATTCGTATGGGACACCGCAACGCTTGAGATAATCACATAACATATTTTCAAATCCGAGGTGCCTTACAGACATAAATGTAATAGATAATGCTGTATCAGAATCTTCTTCATACTCGAGTGTAAGTTTCATATCAGAAATCCCACGACCTCTACATTTAACATCAAGGTTATTTGCCTTAAAGAACACTTCAATAAGATTTGAGAATCCCCAAGAAATATTAGTTTCAACAAGTTTCAATATTGCACCTTTTTTATTGTATACGGATATTCTGCTTCATTATAAAACTTCTTACGCTTCGTCAAATGCCGCTTAGAGAATTTACAATTCGAACATACGTCATATACGTTCAC